ATGGCATCAATTCGGCCTCCTAGGACGCTCAAGGACGGCTCCAAGATCTGGGTCGTCAACTTCCGTATCGATGGCCGCCAATCGTCGACCAGCTGGGACAACGAGAATGCCGCCGAGGCATTCAAGGCCGCGGTGAACGCGCATGGCGCGGCCCGCGCGTGCGAGCTCTACAGGATCAATCCCAACCCGCGCAGCCGTACCGCTTCGGGCATGACCGTCGCACAGTGGATCAGGCACCACATCGATCACCTGACGGGCCTCGACGACTACACGATCTATAAGTACAACTCTTTCCTGGAGAACGACATCGCTCCCTTGCTGGGGCAGATTCCTCTCGACGAACTGTCGGAAGAGGACATCTCGCGATGGGTCAAAAAACTGGAGGAGACGCCGACAAAGCGCGGCGGGAAGATCAGCGCGAAGACGCTCCGCAACAAGTACGGGTTCCTGTCCGGCGCGCTCAACGCTGCCGTGCCGAAACGCATCCCCAGCAACCCCGCTGGGGGCCGCAAGCTAAAACGAGCGGGCGGCGATGAAGACGACGATCACGACATCCAGATGCTCACACACGAGCAGTTCGACCTTCTGCAGGACTCCACCACTGAATACTGGCGCGAATTCCAAGAGTTCTTAGTTGCCTCCGGATGCCGGTGGAGTGAGGCGACAGCCTTGCAACCAGCCGAACACATCGACAAGCGCAAGGGAACGGTCAAGATTCGTCAGGCGTGGAAGTACTCGCCTGGCAAGGGGTACTACCTCGGTCCCCCGAAGACGAAACGCTCACGGCGCGAAATCGACGTCCCTGATCACATTCTCTCGCGAGTGGACTTTTCGAGTAAATGGATGTTCGTGAATCGTGATGGCGGGCCAATCCGGTATCACGGTTACAAGCGCCGCGTCTGGGATAAGGCTGTCGGGCGCTCAGAATTGAATCCGAAACCAACACCACACGATCTGCGTCACACATGCGCCTCATGGCTGTTGTTGGCAGGTGTTCCGATTACCGTGGTGTCCCGTCATCTGGGCCACGAGAATATCCAAATCACTGTTGACACATACGGAGACGTCGATCGGGCCAGTAGCAGGGCTGTCGCCGATTTCATGGGTAAGACTCTCCGCTGAGACCAGATCGTTACCTTAATTCAAGGGTTTCGGTCGGGTGACGGGGTGTAACGTTTTGTTCACTCCGGGGTGTGTCTAACTTCTAATTCCTTTACTTCGCAAAGGTTTTCACTGATGCCTGCTGCTCTCGTCGCGTTTACCCTCGTCACGGTCTGTTGGTCTCTGTGGATCAGGCGTATGACGTGGACTCGCCATATGGAGGTCGCCGCTACCCTCAACATTGCGTTGCAGGGTGCGGCGATTTTTCTTATGTCCCCGTTGGCATCTCGAACACTCGGGGTTTGGTTGCACGCGCCGACCGGGTGCTGGAATCTTGAGGATCTGATCGGCCATGATTGTTATGTTGTTGCGGCATCGGCGTTTTGCTATCACATGATTATCCGCCTTGACCAGGAGCAGCTGAAACGCCGATTCAAACTTCACGTTGAACTCCCCGCGACCCTTTGCTTACCGATCATGCTGGCACTCTTCACTATCGGCAACAGCGCCAAGATCTATGACGATGACTTCTTTCGCGTTGTTGCGGACGTGTCGCTAACCGCATATTGGATCGTGCTCTGCGGAACGCTGATGTACCTGCTGGGTTACAGCATCTACTCGCTCATACCGATGTGGCGGGACCGGCCGGCGATCCGTGGGCTATGTGGGTCCTACATGCTGGCCGCAGGGTTCGGCGTGGCCGCGTGCGTGGTCAGGATCGCGACGACATTCCTACCGCCGGAAATGCAGGACACCGCAGCGGCTTCCTTGCCCGTGTGGTTCCTTGCGTGCTGCTGCGGGTTGGGGTTTGCCGCGATCTCGGCTCACTCCTGGTTGGAGAAGGGTCGGCTTACGGGGCGGGTGCATTAGGGCTGAAGGTGTCGGGGTGGATGGACGTGCGTTTGGTCTTCTTGGCGGGCCGCGCCTTGGTCTCCGTGCGGCCCTGGGCTTTTGGGCTGACGGCGCCCCCGGTAAATCCGGGGAAGCCTGGTTGTGGCTCGGTGATGCCGAACTCTACGAGGAGATTGAAGTAGCCCTCGTCGCCTAGTTGGTAATGGGCGGCGATGAGTCGCAGTTCTTCGGCGTTCGGGAAGTCGTCAGCGTCTTTCCGGCCGGGGGTGCGCTTGTCGCCGCGGTATTGCCATGCGGTCAGTCCGGCTGCTTCGTGGACCTGGGTGACGGTGAGGTCGCTTCCGACTATCTCGGCTTGCAGGAACGTTTTCAGGTCACGTCCTCTGCGGTCACTTCTCGGCATACCGGAATGCTATCCCGGATTTCCGGAACCCGTCAAAGTTTCGTGACATGCGGAAACGTACCGACTGAACGCGACACGATTCCGGATTTCCGGAATGTAATGCCGGAATTCCGATATGCGGTGCTACTGTTCCTGACGTGAGCTACGGACTGGAATGGCAGCCGCAGGGTGTGCGGAACACCTTGGCCACCAACAACATTGAGACTGTCGCTGAACTAGCGAGATTCCTTGGCGTCGGATCATCGACCGTCTATGACGCGTTCGACCGCAACTGGGCGGGACGGGCGACGCCGACGCTGATCGATGCCATGTGCCAGAAGTTCGGCATTCCCATGAGCCAGATCGTCGTCGAACCGATGACAAAGGCCCGGCCGAAGCAGATCCGGGCACGGCGGGCGGTGACTGTCGTATGAGCGCGCGCATTGAGACCTACTCATTGGCGCAGGTTGTGGCTGACGTGCTGCCCGAGGAATGGACCGACGGTGAGCGCTGGTTGCGGCGACGGCTGAATCGCGGCGAGATCGAGGGCTACAAGGTCGGCCGCGAGTGGCGCTTCACGAAAGCCCAAGTTGATGCGCTGATCGCGCACTTCACCAACGCCAAAACGGAGGTGGCCGCGCCCGAGGAAGATACCGCCGAGGCGCCGCTGGCGCTCGGTCTCTCCGCGCGATCACGTCGACGGCTGGTGAACGCATGACCGCCCGCCCGGAAACGCTCGAGGCAGCATTGGCGGCACTCGACCGCGTGAGCGCCGATCGCGATCGGCTGCTGCAGAAGTTGGACGCCGAGCCGGATTCGAAGAAGCTCGCGGGTGAGCTGATGTCAATGATCGGTACCTACTACAACGCTGCCAACAGCGGTGATCAGCGGGTGCTGATTCTGAATCTCGGTCAACTGCTGCGGCAGTCCGGCGCGCTCATCGATGCGTTGACGACCGAGCTCAAGCACTGCGCCGACGCCGAGTGCGCGGCGCGCGATGAGCGCGACGCGCTGCAGGAGCGGGTCGCGGAGCTTTCCGACGAAGTCGCGGATCTGCGGGTGCGTGAGTGCGCCAGATCGGTGTCGCTGTGATCGCCGCGGATAGCGCTCTGGGAATCGTGTTCGGCTTGGCTGTCGAGTTCCTGCGTGGCGCAGCGTCTTCCACGGCAACGGTATGTCAGCGGCTGGCTGAGCAGCGCGGCGGCCCCGTGGAGGTGTCGCACGCCGACCTGGAGTCGCACGTCTACTCCAGCCTGGCTGGGCCGGGTGGATTGAGTTCCTCCGTCGCCGAGGCATTCGCGGAATGTGTCGCCGCTGACCTGCTGGATGAGTACCGCATCACCAAGAAGTAGGCCCCGCTGCTGGGACAGCGGGGCCAGGCAATGGATCACAACGGAGAGAGGAACGCAATGCCAACCATGGAGTCTACCCACGAGATCAAGGAACGCGAGGACGGTGCCCTGGTCGCGTACGTCGAGCGGGCGCTGGGGCCGAGTCAGGTGGGTGTTGCGTTGCCGCATCCTGCCGGTGATGGATGGCTGACGATCCTGTGGGACGAGAAGGCCCAGAGTGCGGAATTCTCGGCGCACGCTGCCGGTCCACGTTGCGACGAGAAGGCGCGGGAAGCCGCCCGCCAGCTGCTCGAATTTCACGCCGCAATCATCGCCCGTCTTGTTGCGGCGGTGGAGAAGTGAGCGCCACGGCAGTGCGGCGCGTTCTGATCGGGATGCTCACGGGCGCGGTGCTGGCAATGGCTGCGGTCGGGTACGCCCAGCGCGCGCATGCCGCTCCGAACGACGGCTGCGAGACAGTGAGCTGGGGCCTGTTCGGCAGCCAGTTGCGAACGATCTGCGACGGCCCGAAACGCCCTGACGGCAGTTGGATTCGGGAGCGCCGGATTTGGACGGCCGCCGGATGGGTGCGGGGCAGCACCTACTGCGGCTACTACTCGTGCACTCGCAGCGAGGGCTACTACCGCCAGGAAAGCACGCAGGGCTACGAGAAGTACCTGGTGTTCGACTACAACGTTGTTCCCGGTGAGCCGGATTGGCTGCCGGCCGGAACGGTGGTCGTCCGGTGACGGCGCTGCAGCCGGTTTGGACACCGGACGATTTCGATGACACCTGCGCTGCGGTGGCTCTGCAGGAGCCGGTGATGCTGCCGGTGCAGAACCGGGCGCAACTGCTGGACAAGGTGTTGGCGGAGCTGCAGATCGAGGTCGAGCGCCCCTCTGTGGTGCCGCCCGCGACCAGGGGACGTCGGTACCGAGGGCAGCACCGCGCCAACAAGTTCCGCCTGACCGTTGCGGATCTTCGGGACGGCGGTGCCCGATGAGCGGGGAACCTATTGGCGAGGTTGAACTCAGCAGCGGCGCCGTCTACGTCTGGGTCAGCTTGGACTCGGGCAAGACGATCATGCGTATCAGCGACCGGCATGGCCGAAGTGATGCCGGGGCAATGAGGCCGGACGAGATCGCGCAAGTCGTTGAGCTGCTGGAGCGGGCTCGGCAGGTTGCGCCTGCAATCCTGGCCGCTCACAAGGTGCGCCAGCGCGCCGTCATGACTGCCGAAGCCACGTACGAGCGGATCGTGGCGAGAGCAGTAGGCGGTGCTCGGTGAGGCGGCCAGGGGTGGATCAGTCGTACGAAACCGACCTCGATCGTGTGGCTGAGGATGCGCTCGACCTTGTCGAAAGGCTTCGTGAGGACGATCCACGCCGGGTGTTTGAGCAGCTTCGGCTCCTGGCAGAGCTGCACCCGGCCAAGTATGCGCAGATCACTATGACGCTCGCGGCGTTCGTCAATCCCGACGAGGGCACGGTTGCGTTACAGCGCCGGGTCGACGCCATCGCAGAAAACCGCGCTCGCCTCTCGGTGTTGGCGTCATGACGCGCGCACTGGCGGTCGCCGCCTGGGTGTTCGGGCTGGTGGCGTGGGCCGCACTCGTCATGTTCTGCATCGAACTGTTTGCGGTCGCCCTGTTGCTTTGCGCCGCATCGATCTTGCTGTGGGGTCTCCGGCTTTACCCGGACCCTGCCGACCGATCAGAAGAGACAGGGGTGAACCGGTGATGGCGTACGAGTACGAGGCCGAGGAGTGGCGCGCTGCCACGCACACGATGACGGAAATGGAGCGCGCCGCAGCGGATGTCGCGCGGCGCGGAGCGCTCGGCATGGCCGGTGACCGCACGGACGCTCTCGACGAAGTGGGGAGCTACCAGTGACCGATACTCCTTTTTGGGCCAACTATGCCGAGCTGGCTGGTGACTACAAGGATCGTGACGAGTGGCTTGAGTTGCGGCGCACTGGTATCGGTTCGTCGGACTGCTCAGCAGTTCTTGGGATGGGCAAGTACGGTTCGCCGTTCTCCGTGTGGGTGGAGAAGACAGGCCGAGCCCGCCCGGAGGACGAGACCGAGGCGATGATGTGGGGCACGCTGCTGGAGCCCGTGATCCGCGAGGAGCTGGCCCGCCGCCTCAACGTGGAAATCCTTGAGTGCAAGACGCTGCGGTCGCTGGTGCGGCCCTGGCAGCTGTACAACCCGGACGGTCTGATCCTCTCGCTCAACGCCCTCGTAGAGATCAAAAATGCGTCGGCATGGCTGGCATCTGACTGGGAAGACCAGGTGCCAGATCACGCGGAACTGCAGGTGCAGCACGGGATGGCGGTCACGGGCGCTGACGGGGCTTACGTGGCCGGCCTGGTGGGTGGAAATCGGTTGCGCTGGGAGTACATCCCGCGTGACGAGGACCTGATCGCCACGATCAATCAGGCCGAGCAGCACCTATGGGAGACATACATCATCCCCGATGTCGCACCCCCGATCGACGGCTCGGACGCAACCGCGGAGGCCATCGCCGCACGCTGGCCGCGGCAGCCGGGAGTGGAGCTAATCGCAGAAGACCCCGCCTCGGTGGCCGATGCCGTCTCGGCCTATCGCTGCGCCCTCACGCAGGAGAAGGCGTCGAAGGTGGCCAAAGCAGAAGCGGTGAACCGGTTAGCCGCGCTGCTGCAGGGCGCTGACGTGCTCACAGATGAGGTGGGCAACAAGTTGGTTGCACTCAAACGAGGCCAGTTCCGAGAGAAGGAATTCCGCGCTGAGGAGCCTGACGCGGACCTGTGGCTCCACAAGGTCGAGGTCGTCGACCGTGACCTCCTCAAGTCCGAAAACCCCGAGCTATATCGGCGTTTTCAATCCACATCCATCTACATACCGAAAGGGAAATAACCACCATGGCAAGAGATCTGGCACGACGCGCACAACAGTCGGTCGCCCAGCAGGGTGGCGGAGAGTCGCTACAGACCCAGCTCGCGAAGATGGAGACGCAGTTTCAGCGGGCCATGCCGCGAGGAGTGGAAGCCGTACAGCTGATCCGCGACGTGATGACGTGTGTGAAGCAGACTCCGAAGCTGGCGGAGTGCGACCCGGTATCGGTGTTGGGATCGGCGATGACATGCGCACAGCTAGGTTTGCGTCCGGGTGTGGGCGCATTGGGCCACGCGTGGATTTTGCCATTCTGGGACAGCAAGACTCGCGGCCAAAAGGCCCAACTGATCATCGGCTACAAGGGCTATGTCGAGCTCGGTCACCGCTCCGAGCAGATCGCCTCACTGCACTCGCGGATTGTGTACAGCAACGATCAGTTCGAGGTCGAATACGGTGCGGCCGAGGATAAATGGGTGCACCGCCCGAACCTGGACGGCCCGCGTGGTGATGCCCGCCTGTTCTACGCGGTTGGTCGTCTAGCCAACGGCGGTTACTCGCTGACCGATCCGATGACGGTCGCGGACATGGAGGAACATCGAGACAAGTTCGCCATGGCCAAGACCCGCGAAGGCAAGATCATCGGTCCGTGGTCGGATCATTTCGACGCCATGGGCAAAAAGACGATGCTGTTGCGGCTGATGGCGTTGATGCCGAAGTCGACGGAGATTCAGCGCGCCATCGACAACGACGGCAGTGTGCGCCTGGATCTTTCTGAGGGTGCGATCGACAGCCCGACCCATATCGACGGTGAGGTTGTCGGTGAGCCGGTGGACGAACCGACACCCGAGCGGGAGTCAATCGATGTTCGCGGCCCAGTCGAGGACGTCCTGATGGCGACGGGTCAGCAGCTGACTCGGTTGGCGCAGATCCGGAAAGAGCAGGGCTTCGGCGGTGACGATTCCGGCTGGTTCGACTACGTGCTGTCGGCTACCCAGGCGCGGGTCAGCCGGGATCAGGACCTCACGCATGAGCAGGCCCAATCGTTGATCGGCATGTTCGACGAGGACGAGGCGAAGTGAGCGCGACATTCACCGCGGTCGATACCTACACCGTCATTCACTGTGGCCATGAGGGTTGCGGAGTTCCGTTCGCGCTCAATGACGAATTTATCCGCCAGCGCCGGGAGGACCACAGGACCTGGTATTGCCCGAACGGACACAGCCGGTACTACCCGCAGAAGAACGAGACCGAGGAAGCGAAAGCCAGGGCTGCCATGTTGGAGCGCCAACTCGCCAACCGGGATGAGGACCTGCGCGCAGCGAAAGCGGCGCACGCGGTCACAAAGGGCAAGTTGACCAAGACGCGCAACCGCATCGCGAAGGGCGTATGCCCCTGCTGCAATCGGTCTTTCGCCAACCTGCAGCGCCACATGGCAGGCCAGCACCCCGGCTTTACGGACGCGAAGCAGTGAGCGCGCCCGCATTGCCTCCCGAGCCGCTGATCAACCGGAAGCAGCTCGGGAACTAGAGCACGAAATCCGCACTGCCACCGGCAATCGTCGGTAGCCATCTCATCTTTGGAAGGCAATCCATGAGCATCACAGTTCCAACCAACAAGCTGATCGACGTACTGACCGACGCGTTGGCGACAGCCAACAACACCTTCGGTGGAGTGCACATCGCCACCACCCGCGGGCCCTGGCGGGAAGAACCCGGCGACGTGGACCTGCTGGCCGCGACGTCGACTACGAAGTTCGTCTTCGGGCACACGTGGATTCCGATCGACGGACGCATTGACCCGATGGTGTGGCCCTGTGAATCGGTCGTTAACGTGCTGGCGCTGTGCAAGTCCTGGGCCAAGAGCAAGGGCGATCAGCACACCGTCGACATCCACCTGGTGTTGGCCGATCCGCCGGAGAACAAGAAGGACGACGAGCACCCAGGTTGGACCGTGACGCTGTCGGAGTCGCCTGCACTTTTTGGCTCGGACAACGAGTTTCAGTTCCACGCACATCACGAGTCGCGGTTCCCGACGAGCATCGTGCAGCGCCTGCGGACTGGTGATTTCCTGACCAAGGAGGACTACGAAGAGGTTCCGCTCACGCTGTGGTCGGCGGGGGTCTTGGCCTCGCTGGTGGCGGTGGCGAAGCGCCGCAAGATGCAGATCCAGATGTTCCGGTCGTCGAAGCGGCTGGTGCAGACCGTCCAGATCGGCGACACGTGGATCGGCCTTGCCACCCCGGGCTCGTATGTGGAGGGGTTCACGACCGACGGGCCGAGCATCGAGCCGGTCCTCGGACAGGACGATAACGGCGCGAGTGTGGCTGCTGATCTGCTGCGCCACGGGGCTGGGTTGTTCCTGGCGCACAGCGACTCCGATCCGGACGACGACACCGAGCAGCTGGAGATCGACGGCGAGAACCTGCTGCGCCAGGCGGTGGAACTGGTGGTCACCACCAACTTCGGATCCACGTCCATGCTGCAGCGCAAGCTCAAGATCGGATTCGCCAGAGCTGCCGGTCTCCTCGACGAAATGGCTGCGGTCGGGATCGTCGGGCCGGCCGAGGGCAGCAAGGCGCGTGTGGTGAGGTTCGCGCCGGAGCAACTGGCGGACGCGCTCGCCGCGATCGCTCCGACAGCCGGTGAGCAGTGACGACGCCGACGCTGCTGGATGCCTCGGACGCGGTGTTCTTCGTCCCGGGTAAGCCCGCCCCGCAGGGCAGCAAGAGACATGTCGGTCGAGGGGTCCTCGTCGAATCGTCGAAAGAGGTTGGCCCGTGGCGCGAACGGGTCGCGCTGGTGGCGCACGGGGCGATGGCGGGCAGGCCGATGTTCGACGGGCCGGTGTCGGTCACGCTGCAATTCGTCCTGCCCAGGCCGAAATCCGCGCCCAAGACCCGGACGCCGGCGGCGACCAAGCGGCCCGACCTCGACAAACTGGAACGCGCGATCCTCGACGCCCTCACAGATGTGTGTTTCTCCGACGACTCGCAGGTAGTGAGCCTGTCCGGCTACAAGCGGATAGCCGAGCTAGGGGAGACGGCCGGCGTCGAGGTCCGCGTAGAGGGCTTCGGATTATGAGCCTGAGGTGGCGCGGACACAGCGAGATCATCGGTGCTCTAGTCGCGGTCGGGCTGCGCGGCACCTACATGGTTCAGAGCGTCGGCCGCGAATGGATCCTGCAGGGTGTCGGGCACGACGGCCTGCCCATGCTGGCATTGCCCGCGGAAGGTAAGGCGTTCGCCGCGTTGCACACCGCGCAGCTGTACGCCATCGAGCTCGACGGCGCGCACGCCGAAGCCCAGGCATCGGGGGTGTGACGGTGGCGCAACTCGGACACACCCTCAACGCGATCGACCGCGGGGCAGTGCTGGGCATCCTCGGTGCAGCCGACACCGTGCTGGCCACCAAGCAGCTCGCCGAACGGCAGAGCAAGGCAATCACCACGATCCGGGAACTACACAGGCCGATCAACTTGGTTACCTGCGCGGAGTGCGGCGACACCACTGACGGCTGCGTATGCGAAGACGAGACAGCGTCGACCACCTCTCGGGTGGTTTGTGAGGAGTGCGGACAGGACGAAGACAGGGAGTGGACCGATCACCCGTGCGCGACCGTCCGCGCGATCGATGAGGCAGGTGCGTGATGAGCACACACATATCGCTGACCGACTTCTTCTGCGGTGCAGGTGGTTCCAGCACGGGCGCGATTCAGGTGCCGGGTGTATCGGTCCGGTGCGCTGCGAACCACTGGCAGCTGGCGGTGGATACGCACAACGAGAACCACCCGGACGCCGATCACTATTGCGCGGATCTGTCGCAGATCCACCCGAAGTACTTTCCTAAGACGACATTCGGTTGGTTCTCTCCCGAGTGCACGAACCACTCACAGGCCAAGGGCCAGAAGCGGATAGACGCCCAGCCCGATCTGTTTGGCGACACGCTGCCTGACGAAGCCGCAGAGCGCTCACGGGCAACCATGTGGGATGTCGTGCGGTTCTCGGAGTATCACCGCTACGAGGTGGTGTTTGTCGAGAATGTCGTCGAGGCGGCCAAGTGGGCACCGTTCCATGCATGGCTGGCCGCGATGGAAAGCCTCGGCTACGACCACCGGCTCGTGATGCTCAACTCGATGCACGCCCAGCTCGGCGGGCTCGGAGCACCGCAGTCCCGTGACCGCCTGTACGTCGTGTTCTGGCGCCGTACGAACCGAGCCCCGGACCTTGAGCGGGTGGTCCGGCCTCGGGCGATCTGCCCCGACTGCGGGCCGGTCAACGCCATGCAGGTATTCAAGAAACCCGGCAACACCGTCGGTCGGTACCGCCAGCAGTACATGTACCGCTGCCCAAACGTCAAGTGCCGCAACCAGGTCGTAGAACCCGTCGTGCGTGCGGCCGAAGAGATTATCGACTGGTCACTGCTGGGTGAACGCCTCGGGGACAAGCCGATCAAGAAGTTCGTCGACAAGAAAACCGGCGAAGTGAGCTACGGGCCACTGGCACCCAAGACCATGGCCCGAGTACACGCCGGCATCGACCGGTACTGGCTGCCGCTGCTGGTGCCCGTTGAAGGGCGCGAGGGTAAGGAGGCGCGGCCCGTTTCCGAGCCCGTACGGACGATGACGACCCGCAACGAAACGGGACTGCTGGTGCCGTGCGGGGGCACCTGGCGCGAAGACGCCGCGCCGACTAGCGAGCCGTTCTCCACTCGCACCACCCGGGAAACCGACGGGCTGGCATTCATCGCCGAACTACGTGGCGGCAGTAGCGACGCACGGCCCGTGGCGCACCCACTGGCCACCGTCACGGCCTCGGGTAATCATCACGCGCTCGTCACCACCTACATCGGCAAGGGCCGCACCGTGACGGTCAACGAACCGCTATCGACGGTGACGACCCGCGATCGGCATGCGCTGCTGATGCGCAACAACACCCCGCGTGGCAACCCAGCCCAGATGGTCACGCCTGTATCTGAACCGATGCGCACCTTGACCACCGAGGGACACCAGTCGTTGTTGAGCGCCGAGCGCCCCACGATCGATATCTGTGATGTCCGATTCCGAATGCTGGAACCGCACGAGCAGAAGCGCGCCATGGACTTTCCGGCCGACTACGTGATCAAGGGTAATCGGCGCGAGCAGGCGCGCCAGGCTGGAAATGCTGTCACCCCGCCATCATCACGGGATCTGATCACTGTGGGAGTGGAGAGCCTGAGATGACGGATAGCCCGATCTGCATCTGCGGCGATCACTTCTCGCAGCACGTAGGTCACATCAACCCCAAGTCAGTGCTGTCCGACTGCCCCGGATTCGAAGCCGACCCGAAAGCGAACGGAGACAACCAATGAGCGATCCCTTGTTCACTGCTGCCCAGCTGCTCGAATCACACGGCTACGCGGTCGTCGAGCTGCCGAAGCCGGTTGGGGTCAACGGCACTGACAACACCGTGTGGCTGAGTGACCCATACATCGAGCAGGAATTCAACGGCGACATCGCCATTTCCGACCGGCTGGGTATCGACGCCGACGAGCTGGAGGATGTCGCCGCCGCGCTGCTCGCCGCTAGCCGCCGGCACCAGGAGGAGGCGCGGCGATGGGGTGTCGGATGAGTAGCGGCACCTCAATATCTGAGCCCGCTATCCGGGTCCTGTCTCTCGGGGCGGGTGTCCAGTCGACGGTGTTGGCGCTCATGGCGTGCGACGGCACGCTGCCTGGTCTGGACGCGGCGGTGTTCGCCGATACCGGATGGGAGCCGCCCGCGGTCTATGAGCAGGTGGACCGGCTCGCCGCCGAGCTTGCCCGCGTTGATATCCCGTTGTACCGGGTTTCGTCGGGGAACCTGCGCGCCGACACCCTCGACCCGGAAGCGCGATTCGTTTCGGTGCCATGGTTCACCTTGGCGCCCAAGGCTACCGAGGTGCCTGTTTATGGCGTCTGCGCACCCTGCGGCGGCTCCGGCCGTGGACCATCTGACGAGCCTGATTCATGTTCGGTGTGCGGTGGCGACGGCCGTGGGTCGATTGTGGGCACCAGGCTAGCCACTGCCACTGAACGGCACGGCATGGGCCGTCGCCAGTGCACCAGCGAGTACAAGCTCAAGCCGATCAAGGTGAAGGTGCGCGAGCTGCTGGGCTACCCGCATCCGACACCGGTGCCGCGTGATGTGTTCGCCGAGCAGTGGATCGGATTCAGTACTGACGAGATTCACCGGGTGCGTGACCGGCTGGATGTGAACTACTCCCGGCCGCGTTACCCGCTGCTGGAGCTGGGTATGTCCCGCAAGGACTGCCAGCGCTGGCTGGAGCGCGCGGGGTGGGGACACACCGCCAAGAGCGCCTGCATTGGGTGCCCGTTCCATGGCAATGCCCAGTGGCGGTACATGTACGAGCGGCGCGACATCTGCGCGACGTGCAACCACCCCCGTGACGACCACTGGCGCGGGTTCGACGAACCGAAGGCGTGCGCGCATCTGTACAACCGGGACCAGCCCGAAGCGCCTGCCGATCTGTGCATGTGTAAGCGGTTCCACTCCCTCTGGGACGATGCGGTCGATTTCGATCGCCGTATCCGCAAGGGCGGCGCCTCGGCCAACCCACTCGACGGCGAGGCGTTCCTGCACCGCTCACGAGTTCCGTTGGACCTGGCACCAATCGACCGCGTGACACGTGCCGAGTACGCCGACATGCAGCTCGACCTATTCGAGGACGGCGACCCGGACGGCTGCTCACCCTACGGCTGCCGCAGCGGCGAGGTGGCGTGATGGCTGTGCGTAAGTACATATACCGCGTGGTTGTCGACGAGTGGCCGACCAAGGACGGCATGCCCTTCATAGACCAAGACTGGCGCTGGTGGGAGCAGATCGTCGACTACTTCCACAACCCCGAGGGTGATGACCCGTCGCCCGCCTGGCTGCCCGATATCACCGGGTACCTGGAAGACCCGGGTGACGAATGGATGCCGGCGGGTTGGGGTAACAAGCCGCGATTCACCCGCCTTGTGTGCGAACCCGGAGACGAGCCCGACTACCCGAATGGATATCGGGGCTACGACGACCAGCCCGTGATCGCCGTGCCGATCGCTCCTGCCCGCCGGTTCATGCAACGGGCCCAGCCGGACGCGGCGGCAAAACAGCTGCGCGAGTGGGGATGCAAGGCACACGTGGAACGCGCTGCCCTTGGTGATTGGGAGGAGGTGGCGTAATGCCCATACGTCCCGAGAACCGCGATCGCTACCCCAAGGACTGGCCTGAGATCTCGCGCCGCATCCGGTTCGAGCGCGCGCAAGGCCGCTGTGAGTGCGAGGGCGAGTGCCTGCGCAGTACACACCTCGACCGCTGCCCGAACGTCAACGGGCAGCCCGCCTACGGCACCGGCAGCCGCGTCGTGCTCACCGTGGCGCACCTGAACCACACCCCCGAGGACTGCCGGGATGAGAACCTGCGCGCGATGTGCCAGGGGTGCCACCTGCACTACGACCTAGAGCACCACGCGCAGACGCGCCAGCGGGCCCGCACGGCAGCTCTTGAGGCACAGATGGATTCGATGTTCGAGGGAGTGCAGTGATACCGGCCAATACTCCGTGCAAGTGGTGCGACACTCCACTCTCCGACTGCGACGGCGCGCGGCCCAGCCGGAAGTGCTGCCCGGACTGCCGACACCACAAGCGCATCCAGCGCAAGCGCACCGCGGGCTGGCGGATGCCAGAAGGCGCCATCTACGTCGGGCGGCCGAGCCAGTGGGGCAACCCGTACGTTGCGGGCCCAGGTCGCCCACGAATGCCATGGCTGCCAGAGGGGACCGTTCTGACCGTTGAGCAGAGCGTCGCCTGCTATGCCGACATGGTTCGCGGCGGTGGCCCGAACATCAACGGCGATAGGTGGCTTACATCGCAAGTCGGTGTAATTCGCTACCTCCTGGCCGGGCATGACCTCGTGTGCTGGTGCCCGCTCGATCAGCCGTGCCATGCCGACGTGTTGCTTGAGCTGGCCAATGGCTGAGCTGCCGCGGGTGCTGTTCACGTATGCCGAATGCCGCGCGCTGGGCCGCTGCACGTACTGCGGTTGGCACCCACCCACGCAGGGCCACCACCCGAATTGCCCACGCCCACAGAAACGGAAGGGACGTCGATGAGTCGGAACTGGCAGGCCCGCGCTGTGTGCCGGGACGAAGACCCCGAGCTGTTCTTCCCTGACCCGTCCGACACCGTGACTGCGCGGGCAGCCCAGAGGGTGTGCGCCACATGCCCTGTGAGGCCGCAGTGCCGGGCGGCCGCCAGCGCGAGACGCGAACCGTACGGGATCTGGGGCGGCGTCAACCGCGAGCTGGACGCGGACAGACGACGCGCCGCCTCTTCACCCCCGACGAATGAAATCAGCACACCGCCCACCACCCCATCGATCGCAGAGGCAGCACAGTGACGACCCGCGAGTACGCCAAAAACCTGTTCGCCCAATGGTCCGACGACGACTTCTGCAACCAACCGATCTTCGACAAGCTGTTCTTCCAGGTCCTCAACGGGCAGCGCGCCGTCAACGCCGCCGGCATCCAGCCGATCAACTTCACCCGCTGGCGCAAGGCCATGCGCGACGGCGAACACCTGCCCGCCGTGCGCGACCTGCAGGCCGCGCTGGTGCGCATGGAGCGCCGCGGCTTCGTGTTCACCGACGAGGACACGGGGGAGGTGCTGGTGCGGTCCCGGATCCGCCGCGACGAACTGGACAAGCAGCCCACCATGTTCCTGGCGGCGCTGCGCCTCCTGGCCGTCATCGACTCGCCCAAGTTCGCCGCCGTGCTCGCCGACGAGCTCGACCGTATGGACGTCCCGGAAGTGAAGGGGGACAAGGACTACGCCAAGCGTCTGCGCGACTCCCTCAACGACACCCACCGGGCGGCCCGCGCACACCTCAAGACCCTGGCCGACGGATACCCGCAGCCGTTCCCCGAACCATTCGACGGACTCACCGAGGGACCCTCCCAGGGACCCACCCCTAGACCCTCTACTGGACCCACCCAAGGACCCACCTCGGGAGGGTCTACGGGACCCACCCCGCGACCTGGGGAAACAGGACCCACCCCGGGACCCTCCCCGAGACCCACCCAGGGACCCTCGGGTTCTGGTTCAGGTTCAGGTTCTCTCACCTTGGTAACTACTCAAGTGGGGGGTACGCGTGCGCGCGCACACGAGCCCGCCGAACCCACACCAGCACCAGACGAACCCCCCACACGATGCAAAGCTCACCGCGACAACCCCGACGCCATCGAGGACAACTGCGGCCCCTGCGCCAACTTCCGCAAGGCACACGAACGCTGGACCGAACACCAAACACGCGCCCAAGCCCAAGCTAGGGCCGACGCCCTCCACCAAGCCGCCCAACTCCGCGCCCACGCCATCGCCGCGTGCGACCTCTGCGACCCAGACGGCTACCTCCCAGGCACCAGCACCGTCTGCAACCACAACCCCACCCAAGCCGAAACCAACGCCCGCGGACGCCAACTCGTCCACGCCGCACTCCGCAGCCGAACCCAGCAGGAGACCGACGATGCGTGTGAATCGCCCTGGAAATCCCGGAGGCTCCTGACCTTGGAAACGAGGATGCAGGTATGCCGAAGGAACAGTCGCCAGGTAAGCCCACGACGCGCCGGTACAGCCCCGAGGAGAAGGCCGCAGCGGTACGGATGGTTCGGACGTTAAGGGCTGAGCTGGGTACCGACCAGGGCACCGTGTCGCGGGTAGCTCGCCAGCTCGGCTACGGGGTGGAATCGGTGCGGTCCTGGGTTCGTCAGTCCGACATCGACGAGGGTTTGGCGCCGGGGGTGTGCACTACGGAGTCGAAGAGGGTCAAAGAACTCGAGCAGGAGAACCGAGAACTTAAGCGCGCCAACGAAATTCTGAAACGAGCGGCAAGTTTCTTCGGGGCGGAGCTCGACCGCCAACACCGAAAGTAGTCGCTTTCATCGACGCTAATCGCGAGGAGTTCGGAGTCGAGCCCATCTGCACCGTCCTGCACACCGCAGGGGTATCGGTGGCCCCGAGCACCTACTACGACACCAAGGCACGCCCGCCGTCGCAGCGGGCGTGCCGCGACGCCGTGCTGGGTCCGGCCCTGGTGCAGCTGTGGGAGGACAACTACCGCGTCTACGGGGCCCGCAAGCTCTGGAAAGCCGCCCGTAGGGCAGGCCACGACGTGGGCCGCGACCAGGTGGCCCGCCTGATGCGGGCAGCCGGGATCTGCGGGGCGCGGCGCGGGAAACGGGTGCGCACCACCACACCAGATCCGGGAGCGGGCCGGCACCCGGATCTGGTCAAGCGCAAGTTCACCGCAACGGCGCCCAATGTGCTGTGGGTGACCGATCTGACGTTCGTGCCGACGTGGGCCGGGGTGGCCTACGTCTGCTTCATCACCGATGTGTTCAGCCGCATGATCGTGGGCTGGCGCGTGGCCGGCCATATGCGGACCACAATGGTGCTCGACGCCATCGAAATGGCGCGATGGTCGCGCGGAAATATGTTGCTGCACTTGGTATGTCACTCCGATGCGGGATCTCAATTCACCTCCATTCGCTACGGTGAGCGACTGGCCGAGATCGGCGCCGTCCCTTCGATCGGGACGGTCGGGGATAGCTTCGATAATGCGCTGGCGGAGACGGTGAACGGCTACTACAAGTCCGAATTGATCTACGGACCGGCCCGCACCGGTCCATGGAAGACCATCGAGGACGTCGAGCTCGCGACCCTGGGATGGGTCCACTGGCACAACACCAACCGGCTGCATGGCTACCTCGGCGACCTACCCCCGGCAGAGTTCGAAGCCGCGTTCTACGATGCCCAACGGACCGACCAGACCCTGGTCGAAATCCAATAGCCCGAGCCTCCGGGATTTCCAGGGCGATTCAAGTACAGGTCGCAGTCGATATGCACCAAACCACACTCAGGGAACGTGAACCCTGGCAGGGTGTCGGCATACCGACCTATCACTAGGCGAGTGTTGTTGATGGCTGGTGGTTTATGCGCGAACGACCCCTTAGGGAATCCGTCGCGCCAATCCTCAGGCAGTCCGGTGAAGCTGTCGAATCCGATCACCGGCATGTGCTCGGCAATGATGCGGGTCGATTCGCCTTTACCCACCCCAAACTCCAAAGCCACACCGGAAGGTCTCAAACCGACCACATGCCGCAGCAGCGAATAATGCTCCGCGGGCGGGAAGTACGGGCCTAACTGGTAGTCCTGGACGCCCTCGCCTCCCCGGAATGGAAAGTACGGCCATGTTGGGTGCTTGTGGCCCCAACGGTTTCCATTGGCCTCACACATCCGGGCACGCTCGGGAAGCTCAAACCGGGAAGAACCTGTTCGGTTTCCTTCGGCTTTGTCGCGGGAGTAGATCAAGTTGTGTGATCCTCGGACATCGGCGAACGGCCATCGCGTCAACCCTGCGTCGTGGATTCTCTGTGACCAGTCGACGTGTTCGCCGCCGTGCGCCCCATATCCGGTGTCCATGCCGCCCACCGTGTCGATCACTCGGCGTTCGGCGTATAGGAGAACTCCGCGGGGGAATCCGATGGCGAAATGCTGCTCGTCTTGGTGGGTGACGCTGTGTCGGCCGCCGCTGGGCCACTGGAACGACAGATGCGGTTCCGGCGACTCAACGTAAGGCTTCCACCACTCGTCTACGGTGGGCCACACATCGTCGTCAGCGAGAAACAGGTGGTCGCACCCCAAGTCCATGAGCTCGGCGATGCAACGGTTTTTCGCCACCGCTATCCCCATAGGTTGTGGATGGCGAACAACGCTCACGCTAGGAACTCGATGCACCGGGATACCGCGCCAGCCTTCAAGGCATAGGGGCTCGTCGCTGCCGTCGTCCACAACGACAATTGGCACATCAGCCGAGGTGTGCTCGATCCAGTGCGTTAACGCGTTGAGGAGGACATCTCGGCGGTTGTGGGTGGTGATCGCTACCCCGAGCACTACTCACCCTCTTCACAGTGCGGGCAGCAGTCGTACCGGAGGCGGCGGCCGCAGTACTCGCAGTGCTGCACGGCCATCTGATCTCCCGTTTCGCCTGTACCCGTCGGGGTGGAGGTCTACGATCCGCCAATGATCAAGATCGCAGCTGCAGCCGCCGTAGCGGCCAGCATTGTTTTCGCGCCCGCGGCGTACGCGGACGATGACGCCTACCTGGACGAACTGTCCGGGCAGGGTTTTCAAGTGATGTGGCAGTCCCGGCCGTTCCTACTGGCCGCCGGGAACGGCATGTGCAATGACTTGCGCAACGGGGAAACCCCCGAGCAGGTCGCCTCGCACTCCAACTATCCGAACGCGACACCAGCCAATCTGTTGGCTATGGCGCGATCGGCGAAACGGAACCTATGCCCCTAGGTTCACGATCCAGTAGCTCATCCATGCGGCTGTAGGCCACGAGCTCGGCGTCAACATCGCCCTCAGTACGGGCTATACGTAACCGCTGCAACGCCTCTAGGATGCGGAGCTGGTTAGCAGTGAGGGGCATGGCACTAGATGTGGTAACCCATGAGCCTGGCTAAGTAGGCCAGTGTTAGGAGCTCGAAATACTCGGCGGTGTGCGTCGGCCCCAGTTCCGGGTACTCGCCCAACGGTTGACCATCAAGCATGATTACCTCCCAAAGGGATTCAGCTAGGACGGGAGATTAGGCAAAGCCGTGTGACAGTCGCAGCAGCGCGTGAACACCTCGCCGGTTAGCCGTCCCACTTCCGTGTAGGACTTGCCTGTATGTGGGCATCCAATGAAGGTATCCCACTCTTCCGGCGACGCCTCAAGCAGGAAGCTCAATTCGTCGTTCATACCTCAATTATCCCGCGTTTCAACGGGATCAGCGGTGTCTAGGACTGTGGAGGTGGTAGTACGACGGCGTCATACAAGCGCTTCCATGCGATGCATTGCTTCTCTGCGCTCTTGCGCCGCCAGAATGTCTCTCGATGGATTACCCTGCCGTAACGCTTGAGTACCGCCTCGTAGGTGTTCGGGATGCCGGGCGCTCCAAACACATTGAAAAGCTGCTTGTAGTAGCAGGCGTAGTCGTCCGGCCTGTGTCCGATCAGGGCTGTATGTATTGTGTCAGCCAGGTTGGTCAATGGCTTCTCGGTGATGTCCATACCTTCAATTATCCGACGTTTCAGAGGAATCAGCGGTGTCTAGGCGGGTGGGATTCGTCGGGAGCCGAACATCCGCCGCCGTTCAGCGGCTTCCTTGGCCTCTTCTTCATCGCGCTGAGTCCATACGCCCAGCATCTTGCGGCGCTCAGTAGGAGTATCAGTGTCCCTACCAGCATTCTCGGTCATCGCCTCGATGTAAACCCGCTCATACGTTGCGATAGCACGGCTTAACTCTTCATCCGATGTATCAGAAGGATCGAAAGAGAGACCGAGTTCACGTGCCCGGTCTATATGGGCTTGAGATGGTTCAGCCATGACGACCTCCGAAACAGGTTGCGCCAGAACATTCTGGCGTAGTAGCGGTCGCAGCCGTTATCCACGCGCATCTTCCAGAATGTGCCGCAGTCGTCACACCGCCAAACAGTCCCGATGGGATCTTCAGTTTTCGGAAGGTCGCAGGCATGCCGAGTCGGTGGAATGTAGATGTACGAACCGCTCATCCCTCAATTTTACCGAGCTACAGCGTAAGTCGCGGGGTTAGTGGCCAGCATCGGGAACACCTCCCGGGCATCCACAGTCTTGGCAACGGTAATCGTGGAGGCTATGGAGATCCCATAGATGCTTACAGTCTGGGCAAGTGTCACTCATGAACCAATTTTACTGCGGTGCACCGACATTTCGCGGTGTCTATTCAGGTGTGAGGGTGTAGCTTTCACCAGTCTCAGAGTCGGTGATGGTGGCTTCTATGGTTCCGTTGATGCGCTGTAGCCGCGCCCACACATGCTCGTCGAGTCGGATGGAGCCTTGGGGCATGCCGTCTTCGTGTCCCAGCCACATGGTTCGGGAGGTGTGCCGGTACTCCCGGTTTTGGTAGGTGAGTACCGCTGTCACGGGTCCATCACCTTCGATACGGTATGACACATTGTCGAACATGTGTTCGATAGTAGAACGGAGAGGCTGTAGGGGCAAGTCAGTCCTGCATTGCCTTACATTCGCAGTCGTCGCGGGTGCAGCGACCAAACCAGCCTTCGTGGTCATGCTGCGGATGGATGCAGTTCTGACAGCGTGGAGGGCACATCGTTAGGTGCCCTTCTCTGCCATCAGCTTGCCGCGCTTGACGATGCCACCGAGGACATCGCCCCACCATCCGGTGTCATCTTGCTCAAGCGCCCACTGCGCCTTCTCGCCCCAGCGGATTATCTCGTCTTGCAGCTCAATGCAGCGGCGATTCAACTGCCGCTCGGTCTCAATGCTCATACCTCAATTTTACTGCGGTGCAGCGACATCAGCGGTGTCTAGCGTCGCCCGAACAGGCTGCCGAGAATATCTATGGGGTTGGCCGCTTTGACCACTCCCCTAATCTCCGAGCCGAGCTGACCTAGTTCAGCTTCCGCGCTACCGGCAATACCGTCAGCGGACGTCTGCACCACACTCACGGCGCGGTCAACGCCGTCGCGGGCGATATCCAGCAGGCCGTCCATGAACTTCGGCACGGTGTCGTCAGGGATCTTCTTATCCGCGATGCGCTCACACATGGCCACGAGTGGAGGGGCCATGGCGCCGGCTAGTGCCGCGAAGAATCTGTCGAGCATGGCGGCACCTCCACATTGACACTCAGATCGGCTGCGGCGAGTACCGCCTTGATGTCGGCGAGGTTCATGCCTTCAAGGAAAATCCAGCACCCGCAAGGGGTGTTGATCGAGCACTGCTGGCCGCATTCGTCACAGTCCCAAGGTGGGCAGTTTCCGCAGTGTTCGGGGCGCGGGCAATCGCCGTCTTGCCCCACCGTCGAGCCGCAACCAAGACATTCAATCATCGCCAGCCTCATGGTTTGCACATACGACGGCGGGTCCGAGGTCGTACACGGCGTCAGTGGAGATGCCACGCAGTTGCACTTCGACCATCGACGGTTTCTCGCACTTATCGCACCAGCCGCCCATCGGCTCGCCATCGCACTGAACGTCCAGCGTCAGGTGGATGCCCTTACTGATGCAGTCGGCGACGGTATTGCGCGCTTCCTTACTCAGCTTCATCGCTCGGCGGCACCTGTTCTGTCCAGCTTGTTGGGTCGTTCTCGGGATCTACTCGACACCCTGCAGAGCAGGGGGCGTAGCGGATACGGCCACAGGGGATGCAGCAGCGGACACGAGACAGAGGCATAAGGGAACCTCCGTTTGGGCATAGAAAAACCCCCACCGAACAAATGTCGATGGGGGTTTAAGAGAATGGGTGTAAGTCGCGCCTATGCGCAGTTTACTACTTGACAGCGGTTAAGGGGTATATCCCCTGGTCGGCGTGTCGCAATCAGACGCACACCTTCACGTGCACATCCAACCCGGAAGCGATGTCCACGAGAGCATCCAAGGAGAACTTGGAGATCTTGCCGCGCAGCAGATCCGACACCCGAGGCTGGGTCAGTCCGAGTGCTTCGGCGGCCTGGACCTGGGTCCATTCGCGCTCGTTGATCTTCTTTTCGATTGCCATCATCAGCTCAGACCGCACGCGAAGGTTCTCCGCTTCGCGCGGGGTGTCGGCGATGTCGTCCCATACGCTCATAGTTCCTCCTGCGCTTTCTTGTATCGAGCCTTACCGGTGTTGATGTCTTGCTGGGAAGTCTTCTGTGACTTCTTGACGAAGCTGTGCAGTACGAACACCACATCCCCAAGGGTGGCTACGTAGAACGCACGGTACGCGCCGTCTTCGGTGCGTACGCGTATCTCGCGGCAGCCCTTGCCGACTGTTGGCATTGGCTTCCAGTCGTGGGGCTCTAGGCCGTGCTGAACCCTATCCAGTTGGTAACCGGCGTCCTGCCGTGCCGCTTCGGGGAAGTCCCGTAGGTCCTCAAGTGAGGTACCTATCCAGCGGAGAGGCTTTTCGTCGGTCACCTCATTAATATATCAGAACCGATATACTTATGCAAGGTGGAGGCAGTTACGTCGTCGCTCCATAAATGGGCGCGTCCGAGGTTGTGGCCCACCACATATCATCCGTGCCGTACCCGCGCTCAACCTCAACTATCCGAAAGCGGGCCGCCCGTCCGGACTTCAATTCAGTTTCAATAACTTCCCCCACCTTGGGTATGGGTCGCGTCCAGCCCATCCAGCGGTGGGTATCCCCCCTGTGTCCGTGGTATTCAATCCTGTCGCCCCAGGACCGATGCGCAGAGACTATCCATACGTTCATCAGTTTCACTCCCTTTGCGGCTTGCCATAAGGCACTGCCATAACGCGGTGTCGCATAGATTTTTCTTTACAGATCTTTTGGCAAGACCGACGCTAGACGTATGGGTATTGAAGCTAGAATGCGTGTCTACGTAACCACCGCAACCGGTGGTGAAGTTGAGTGTCTAACTACCACTCGGGTAGTTCCCGGACGCGATATGCCTATCGTTTGGGTCACTGCGGCCAACCCTACGCAGGCGTGGAAGATGCGTGAGATACCTTGGCCTGCGCAGTATGTGCGACCAGCGTGAACTACTCAACCCAATCACACTCAGGGGCGGCGCAATCTTCTTCGTCACAGTTCTGCCAGCAGTGCGGATGCCTAGGGTCCCTGAAATCGCATCTATGGGTGCAGCACCAACCAGGATCTAGGTCACTCCCCTCACAGTCGAGGGCCGACACTAGACCGGCTCCACTACGACGTAGTGGGTGCAGCCACAATCGCACCTGGCGTACACGAATCGGCCAGTCCACGTCTCTTCATCGAAGTACGTGGACTGGATGTGTCGACCTTCCAAGTGCTTACACTTCGGACAGGTCCCGACCCTCACCGCTCCAGCTCCTCTAGCGTCCACCGCAGGTCTTGGGCTAGTCCAGGATTGTCCTCGGCGCACGCGTCGGCATACGCCGCAAGTGCCACCCGCGCGTGGCGATCCTTCTTGTATTCAAGGATGAAACATGGCCCCATATCCTTGCCGTCCATCCGCTCAACTCGGTACTTCATGTACATGCCGCGTCCGTCGCTCATGCGCCCTTCTTTCGGTCTCGTTTCTCGCAGTTGTTGTGCGCGTGCAGCACATCCCCCAGTCGGTAGAACTTCTTACCCGTGTCCGGGTCGCTAGAGACTGGACGCAGATGCCCACCACGGGTAAGCGAGTGCACCCGCTGCGCATTCAGCTTCTTTCCCATCTCCCCTATCCGGCGGGCGATAGGTTCGATGGTGTCGGCGGTGACGATGTGTTTGTTCGCTTCATGTACTCGTCCTCGGTCGATCACAATGTCATCGTCGGCGGGGATGTCTATCTGTCGCCAGCAGTCATCGATAGCGGCTTTGATGTCCTCGTACGCTTCTTCTGAACCTTCAGTGAGGGCTAGGGCGATCATGTTGACTCGCAGCCACTTGGCCAGCGTGATGATGTCGTTGCCCTTATCCCACACGATCGCTCGTTGTTCGCATACCAGCCTCACCCACGTACCTAGGCAGTTGTGCAGTACGTCAGCGGCGTTGTGTGCCCCGATATGGATGGGGACCTGAGACTCAGGCTTGGGCCTTCGGGACATACTCAACCCTGGCCTCTGGATGCGAGCCTGGCGGGTGAGGGTGACGGACAGCTCCCCGATCATGCGGGGGATGCTGGCCAACTCTTCACGGAGCTTGTGTTGGGAGCCTTTATCGAGAAAGAAGCTGTCGGAGACGGACACTAAGCGGACCTCCTGTACGTGGCGTGAGCCTGTGCCGCCTTCTGGGCCGCAGTGAATCTGCGGTCGAGCTCAGCCCGTCGGCCGGTGGGGATAAGTGCCGCTTCCGCTTTGGCTACCAACAGTGCTCTACGTAGTTCGCTCACAAAGCTTCTCCGTTCGACGGTGGATCGTTAGCGAGTTCAAGCAGCACGTCTGCATGACAAGGGGAATCGAGAGAGCACCAGCAGGCGAGATCGTGGCCCCGTAGCGGCGCGACGAACTCGTCTAGGTCTGCGTCTGTCATGAACGTCATATCGAGCGACCGGTAGAGCGCAACGCACCGACCGATAGCGCTTACCTTGCTCCCGAACCCGTCGTACTGGACGCCGTTGTCATCCTCTATGAGCCACTCGCCACCGACGAGAACAGGTCGAAACGGGTTGCCCCATTGGCTCGGTCGCCCGACGTAGATAGCACCCTCGGGCATTCGCCAACCCCTAGTGCGCTTCCGCTGAATCCGCTGCGGCATCGTCACTCCTGCCCGTTCGACGGTAGATCGTTCTCTGCCTAATAGCGTTCCCAGGTGAGACGGCGAGAGCGGGCGATATGGTGAGCTTCTGCTGCGGCGAGAGCGGGCGATATGGTGAGCTTCTGCTGCGGCTAGTGCGTCTGATTCGCTGTCGCCGAGATAGACCTCATCGGGTATATGCCACCCAGTGCTGAAAAGCACCTGCCACGAACTAGCGCCGTACTTGAACAGAATGTAAGCACCGCCGTCAACTTCGGCGCGGCACCCATTCTTTGGGACGCGAATATCTGGGTTGTGGTCCCATTGCAGCGGTTCAGCACTCAACTCTCACTACCTCCTCAATCGCTGGACGAGGAGTCAGAGTTCAGGACTTCCACCTTGACGTCATCTTCGTCACCGGGCATGACAACACGGAGGGATAGCACGGAGAAGTAGTAGCCCCCATTACCGTCATTGGCATAGCAGTCTGCAAGGGCAATGGGGTTCTGGTTGTGCAGAATTGAGATGGTGGCGTAGTTGGTATTTCCGTCACCGTCATAACCGCTCCGATCCGCGTCTGGTGTAACCTGAACGCCGGTAATAATCGCCTCCAGCGCGTCCGGCTGGATTACCCACTTCCCATCGGCGGAAGCACAACAGTCACTGTCTGACATGTAGAGATGCAGCACAGTGCCATCGTTTAGCACCAGCCTCGTACCGTCGGCCTCGACGGAGGCTATACGCTTGCCCGCAATGCGCTCGTGGACGTTCTGTAAATCAGTCATTCCCATACCTCAATTATCCTCCGATACACTGACATTCGCGGTGTCTAGCCCGCTTTCCTTTCCTGGTTCCACCTGCGCCTGTCCTTCAATGACAGCTCCCCGTAAATTCCGTGCTGGTCGTGTACCTCTATCGCGAATTGGAGGCATTGGAGTTTGACTGGGCAGCCGTGGCAGATTTCCTTGGCCCGCTTACATTCCCGGCTGCCGCCTTGGTCCGGGAACCACCACTCCGTAGGGAGTCCACGGCACGCCGCTTTATCCTGCCAGGACAGGTCCGCGACCAGACCGGTGAGGCATCCAACGATGTCTGCGGCGACACTTCCACCGGCTATCCAGTCGGTAGGGCTTGAGTGCGGCATCAGCTTGCCTCCCTGTTACGCATGATCTTCGCGCGCTCACGAGGGCCTAAGCCGCCGTAGATCCCGTCGCGTTCGTCGTTGACGATCGCGTAGGTCAAACACTCAACCCTGACTGGGCATGAGCGGCATATCTTCTTGGCGTATTGGTACTGCACGGTGATCGACTCGCTATCACCGTCGCCACGCTTATGGGGGAAAAACGCGTCCGGGTCTGCGGTGGCGCAGGACGCCTGGATCATCCAGGGCTCCGGTTTCAGGCAGGGTAGTTCCGCTTTACCGGAGATGATGCGCGGTCCAGGGTGAATATCGTCACGCATTTCATTTCCTCCAACGTGTCTCATGCGGCCAATGCCTTGGTTTCCCTAAATCCCCCTGCCCATCCATGGCTATCCATCTACAGGGATGTCCTTCTGGGGCACTACAGTCCGGGCACACCCGCTCAGCGGCCCCCGTTTCGGTGTATGCCGTAGGTTTCCGTCGGCTACCGGTGTCTTGGTAGTCAGTCATCGGAAGCCTCGGGGTAGAACTTGGCCTCATCGTCGGAGCCAACGCCCTGACAACCATGATCACAATCACAGTCACCGCAGCCGCCATACTCGATTCCGAACATGTCGATGTAGCTCATTCGGTCACCGTCCAGCCAGACGCCCAACGGGACTGCTGCACATAGTGCAGCCGCGTCTTGGGGACGGGCTTCCCTTCAAAGAATCGGTCGTGATGCACCTCGCCCGTCTCGCGCCATTGATAGTCAATCCGCCGCTTCCGCGTGAGTCCTCCAAGGGCTTTATCCACCTCTACGGCAACGTGTTCGTCGTGCCCGTAATACTCATTGGTGAACTTCCAGTCGCAGGCGTCGCAAGCCTCTCCATCGAATAAAGCGCGGTGCGTGGCTATCACTTCCGCTATGAGCTTCTGTGCGTCCGAAGGTTCGTCACTCATCGGTTACTCCAGTACCTAAGCTCTTGGTCCTGCTCAGCGATACGTTCCTCCAGCCGCTCTACTTCCGCGATGAGTTCAGGAACCAACTGCCTTGCAGCGGCGATGAATCGGGCATCCGCCTTGTCGGCATATCCGTAGTGGTAGCCGTCACTAGACACGAGAATTGAACGGTGGCCGGAATGTACCGATGCACTTGTCGTCGTCGGATCACCGGTAGCACCAGGACGGGTCTCCCACGGTCCTCCGGTTACGCCTTCTAGGGATGCTTTAGCGCGGTCTACAAGCTCACTCATCGCTCTAGTTCCTCACTTGGGTAAACCGTGGGTGCTATCAGGTCGTATGCGTACTTGAGACCAGCCATTTCGCTTGAGTGCCGGGATAGTTCCGCTGATGTCTCAGCTGCGAGCATCCACGTACGTACCAATTCGTAGCGTTCACGGATGACGGCCAGTTGTTCCTGTACCGACTTAGCCATCTCACGGGCGACCTCGATACCGAAGCGGCCCTCGTTGCTGTAGTTGAACTCAAAGTCGCCTTGATCCGGCCAGTACTCGGTGAATACCTTGCGTGCGGCTTCGATTGCAGGATCAGACACTTAGATCAGCCAACCTTTCCAGCGCCTGCAAAATCACCTGCGCCTCTTCCCTCGTCAGGTGGATGTACTCGGGGTTCATGAAGCCGTGGGCGTACCCCATGAGCTTTATCACTGCGGATTCGGATGGGTCGCTCAT